TGAAAAGCTGTGGGAGGAATGGGAAAGCATCTATATCAACTTATTCAATGAAAACCATGAAGAGGATGCCCGCAGCTTTTATGAAGCGAATGAGGATGCCATGCTGGAAGGTACGGACGTCCTGTGGGAGGAAAAACTTTCTTACTATGACCTGATGGTTATAAAGGTATCTGAGGGGGAGGCATCCTTTAACTCAGAACTGCAGAATGATCCGGTGGATCCGGATAATGCGACTTTTAATCCGGAATGGAATGATTATTATGAACCGGAACAATATGATTTTAAGAGTGCTGAATTTATCATCATTGGGGCGAATGATCCGTCCCTTGGAAAAAACAAGAAATCGGATACCAGTGCCATTATCAGTCTGGCATTATCTTTAAAGACGGGGTATATGTTCGTGCTGGAGGCATCCATAGAAAAACGGAAAGCGGATGTGATCATCTCGGATGTGTTTGAGATGAACCGAAGGTTCCGAAGGGATTATAAGAAGGGATTTTATAAGTTTGGTGTAGAAACCGTGCAGTTCCAGTATTTTTTCAAGGAAGTAATGGCGGCACTGTCCGCGGAGCTGGGGGAATACTTACCGATCGAGGAGATGCAGACATCGGTGAACAAGCAGCTGCGTATTGAGTCCCTGCAGCCGATGATCAAAAATAAGTACCTGAAGTTCTGCCGGGACCATAAGACGCTGCTGAAGCAGTTAGAGGAATACCCCATGGGGAAGAACGATGACGGGCCGGACTGCCTGCAGATGGCGGTGCAGCTCGCACAGGCAGTCAAGGCAGTTGCCGCGCACACCTCGTATCAGAGCGTGCTGCGCCGGGCGTTAAGGTTCAGGAAAGGTGCATGGTAGGATGGCGAGATCAAAAAAAAAGAAGAAAAAAGAGATAAGGAAGTATGACCCTGCGGTAGATACAGGCATTAACAGGCCGGTGTCGGCAAGGATCGCGGTCAGGGATATTAACGATAAATATTCGGATTATCCATCAAAAGGGCTGACCCCGATCCGGCTGGCAAGGATCTTACAGGAAGCTGATGAAGGGAATGTCCGTTCTCAGATGGAACTGTTTGAAGAGATCGAGGAAAAGGATGCACATGTATTCTCACAGATGCAGACGAGGAAACTGGCCGTGACAGGGCTTGACTGGGAGATACAGGCATGTTCGGAGGACGAAACGGACCAAAGGGTAGCCGACTTTGTGAAGAACCAGCTAGAGGGGCTGGAAGACTTCGGGAGCGTGCTTTTAGACCTGCTGGATGCCATCGGAAAAGGAATCAGCATCATGGAGCTTGAATGGTCGGTGGACTCGGACGGGTACGATGTGATTGAGGATATTGCATACGTACATCCGAAAAAGCTGGTATGGGACTACCAGACAGATGAGATGAAGGTCTGCACAAGGGAATATCCGGAAGGGACCAGCCTTCCTGAAAATAAGTTTGCCGTACACCGGTACAAGGCAAAGAGCGGGCATGCAAGCCGGGCAGGAATCATGCGGATTGTGGCATGGATGTATATGTTTAAGAACTTTGATATCAAAGACTGGGTCAGCTTTTGCGAGGTGTTCGGAATGCCGCTACGGCTTGGAAAGTATGATGCCAGTGCGTCCGAGGATGACAAGAAGCAGCTGATGGAGGCGATCGTAAGCCTGGGAACTGACGCAGCGGGTGTGGTGCCGACATCTACTATGATTGAATTTATCGAAGCAAACAAGACCTCATCTTCTGATGTATATGAAAAGCTTGCTAGGTATTGCGACGAGCAGATCAGTAAAGCAATTGTAGGACAGACGCTGACTGCGGACAGCGGAGGAGGCTCTTATGCACAGTCAAAGACACATAACGATGTCCGGCATGACCTGACAGTGGCGGATGCGGTAGCCCTGGCGATTACGGTACGCCGCGATATCATACGTCCGCTGGTTGAGTTCAACTTCGGAAAAGACGTGGACATCCCAAAGATTAAATTCGACTGCCAGGAACCGGAAGACCTAAGCCAGCTGGTAGGGATCTATGAGCGGCTGCAAAAGATGGGGCTTGGCATCTCCGAAGACCATGTGTATGAAAAGTTCAATATCCCGAAGCCGGAAGACGGTGAGAAGATACTAATACCAAGGGAAGGGAACATGGCTGCGGGTATCCGGGAGACAGAGACAGCGTTAAAGGAGGGGCTTGAACCTGATACGGAGGACAGCCAGGTACAGGTTGATGAGATTGTAGCAATGTCTTCCGAACTTTCAGAAGAACTCTTCCGGGAAATGTTCCGCCCGGTTCTCAGGGAAATTGACAATTGCGAGAATCTGGTATCGCTGCGGGATGCCCTGAAGGATGAAAAGAAACTGAAAGAGCTTTATGAAGATATGGACAGTGTAGGGCTGGAGGACCTGATCAGGCAGGGGATGTATCTGTCTAAGTTGCTGGGAAGGACGATGGAGGTATGAAGGTTCGTTATGGGAAAACGGGAGAGTTTATCTTTGACAGCGTAGTCCGGTTCCTGAAAAGAAAGCGTGTCCTGCCGGCGAAAGAATATAAGGCGCTGGATGACGAAAGCAGGGCGCTGGCGTTTACCGTATCCGGCTATACCAGCCTGGAAATCCTCCAGACATTTCTGGATACCCTTACCCGGGCTGCTGAAGAGGGAACCACAAAAGAACAGTTCCGGAAAGACATGGACAGTTTCCTGAAGGATCATGGATATGACGGGCTGAACCCATGGAAGAGCGACACAATCTTCCGGACGAACATGCAGACGGCATTTAATGCCGGGCATTATAAGAGCATGACAGACCCGGTGACGAAAAAACTGAGGCCGTACTGGCAGTACCGGACAGCAGGGGACTCCGATGTCCGGGAAAGTCATGCGGCGATGGGAGGGAAGGTGTTCCGGGCAGATGATCCGGTATGGGATATCTGGTATCCGCCCAACGGGTTCCGCTGCAGGTGCAGCGTGGTGAGCCTCACAAAGTCACAGGTAGAGCGGAAGGGTCTGCCTGTGGAGAGCCGGATTCCGTTTAATGTGGATTATGGGACAGGTGAGATCATCCCTGTAATGCCGGACAAGGGTTTTTCCAATAACCCGGCAAAGGCAGCCTGGAAACCGGATATGAAAGAAATCTCCCCGGAATTGCGTAAGATATTCAATCAGAGGGAAAACAGGGGGAAAGGGGGAAATCCCCACGGAGAGAAAAATAACGCCGTATAACGCGTTATAACGCTATTACAAGGGAAGTTAAGAGGTGGTTTTATGGAAAAGTATGTGGCATGTGCTGCTGGAGGGGTTGACGTGGGAGGTGTCCCGGAGGAGATACGCCTCCTCCCATTGGGGCATGTCCATTCCCAGAAGGGGGATTTCCTGGTGGATGAGGAGTCCTTCCGGATGATTGAAAAGAAGTTCCTTGGAAAGAAAATCGATCTGGTGATCGACTATGAGCATCAGACGCTCAAGGATGTACAGGCTCCTGCAGGCGGATGGATCAAGGGGCTGTTCCTTGGGACAGATGCTATCATGGCGAAGGTGGAATGGACAGCCAGGGCAAAGGAGTATATTGCAAATAAGGAGTACCGGTACCTGTCACCGGTGATCATGGTAAGGAAGTCAGATAAGAGGGCGGCATCGATCCATTCCGCAGCCCTGACGAACACGCCGGCAATCGAAGGGATGTTCACGATCGCGAACTCCCTGGATATAGATGATTTAGCAGAGATGGAGGAAGAGCATATGGACTTGGTGAAGTTAGCGAAGAGACTCGGGCTGCCGGAGACGGCATCGGAAGAGGATGTCCTGAAAGCACTGGACAGCGTGCTGGAACCGGGAGCAAAAGAAACAAAGGAAGGGAAAGAGGATCCAAAGCCCCCGGCTGAAGACGGACCGGCAGAGGTGGTCGCCAACAGCACGGTTCTTGGTGCGCTGGGGCTGGGTGAAGGCGCTAAGACGGAAGAGGTCACGGCCAGCATCATGCAGCTTAAGGCCGGGAGCGCTGACGACCGGGCAGAGATCTTAAGGCTTAAGGGAATCCTTGCCAAAAAAGATGTGGATGAACTGGTAGGGAAGGCGCTTAAGGCCGGGAAGATCTCAAAGGCACAGGAGCAGTGGGCGAGGGAGTATGCCCTAAAGGACCAGGAAGGTTTTAAGCGGTTTGTGGAGCTTGCCCCGGAAGTAGTTCCCATGGACAAGCTGGACTTAAAGGATGCCCCGGAGGGTAAGGACCCGGATGTTGATATGGAGGTACTGAAAGCGTGCGGGATCACAAAAGAAGATTATGAAAAGTATGGAAAGGCGGAGATGTGATGGGAATCAGGACAGGACATGAAAAGCTGGGGAACCAGTTCTTAAAGCTTGGCGTAAAAGGTGGCACAGAAATAGAGGCGTGTACGATGGTGGCGGTAGACGGGGAAGGCTATGCTGTCCCTGCATCGAAAAATATAGGGCTTAAAATAGCCGGGATGGCTTTGGAAAATGTGGACAACCTTAAGGGCGTAAATGGAGAGGAAAAGATTTCCGTCAAGCGCGGTACTTATCTTTGGGACAATGATGGCACCATTAAGGAAACGGACGTGCTGAAGGAATGTTTTATTTGTGATGAGAGGACGGTCACGGCAGCATCGGAAGGTTCCAGCGCCGCGGGGATAGTTCTGGGGCTGGAAGGGGAATACGTTGTCGTAGACATGACGGCACAGGTTAAGGAGGTATCGGCATGATCATCAACGCAGGAAATTTAAGGGCGCTTAATACGTCCTATTCAACCGCATATAATAAAGGATTTAACAGCGTAGAGCCTACTTATCCGAGAATTGCAACCCGGATCCCGAGTTCAAGTAAAATACAGGAATATAACTGGCTGGGGCAGTTCCCGCAGCTCCTGGAGTGGATAGGGGGCAGGGAAATCCAGAATCTCAGTGCATACAGGTATCAAATTGAAAACCTGCATTTTGAGATGACGGTAGGGGTCAACAGGGATGAGATCGAGGATGACCAGTATGGCATCTATACACTAAATATGCAGAACATGGGTGTGCAGGCGCGCAAGCATCCAGATAAGCTGGTATATAAGCTGTTAATTGGTGGATTTACGAATTTATGCTATGACGGCAAGCCGTTCTTTAGTGCGGAGCATAAATGCGGAGGGGTTACATACAGCAACATCACGAATGAAAAGCTGTGTGCGGATTCTTATATGAAAGCCCGGGCCGCAATGATGGAATTGTGTGGGGATAAGGGGGATTCCTTAAACCTTGTGCCAGACCTTCTGGTCGTATCACCGGCGAATGAAATGGAGGCGCGCAAAATACTGACAGCAGACCAGATTGACGGTTCCACGAATGTATTAAAGGGTACGGCAGAGCTTTTGGTTGTGACGGAGCTTGCAGCCAAGAAAGATTTCTGGTTCCTGATGGACACGAAAGAGTTCCTGAAACCGTTGATCTTCCAGGAAAGGAAACCTTATAAATTCGTCAA